CACCCGTGCCAAGCTGTTGCTCATTGAGGATGATTGCGCCGGTGACTGCGTTGAATGAATTGCAGATAGCGCCCGCGCCGTCACGGTTCTCGAAGATGCCCCAGACATACGAGGCGTTGGCTATGTCAGTGTCCAGCATCACGTGGCGCACAGCTACGTTGTACACGTCTAGCTTGCTGATGCGCCCAGCCGGGTCATAAATGTGGACGATGTTCTCCGTTACACTGTGCCAGCCGGCTAGCGCCAGACTGTTGGTTGTGCTGTGGACAAGACGCCCCACCCAGATATTACCCTCAACGTGGAACTTGGTATCATACCCGGCGTCGGCCTGCCAGTTAGGAACCTCAAGGCTGCTATCAGCGCCTACCATCACGGGCTCGGCAGCTACGCCGGTATGGAGGCCCGATACAACGGCCCCCGTTGCATCTATGTCAGCCCGCACCCAGAGGCAACCCGCGCCAGGAACGGCTTCGAGATTGACCGTATTTGCTCCTACGAGTGTAATGGCAACAGTGGCACCAGCAGAACCGACTACCCACTCATTGTTGCTGGCTGCGTTAGGATATGCAATACCGCCACCGTTGCAATCAATGCCCAGGGCGACTACGCTGTCAGAGTGTACGACGTCGCCAGACGCGCCGATGACGTGGGCCGCGCCGAACGTGAAGGCGGGAACAACGAAGGCCGCCGCCGCCGGGCCAGTGCCGTCTATGGTAACGATGTTCGCGCCCGCTGTGACGGAGATGTTAGTCCCGCCGATAACGCCGATTGCGTTGTCTGCGTCCGGGTCTACCAGTGTAAGTGCGTCGTCGCGCAAGTGCCAGATGCTCGGAGGCGTGTAGTTAGGCCGTCGCTTGCCACGACCGCCGCCGCGTAGATTGTCGCGTATGTCCGGCTCAGGCTTGCCGAATGTGGGCGTGAGGATCTCGAACCCGGCCTCGTCTATCTCAAACTCCATCATGCAGAGACAGTCATCATGTGGGCCATAGCCTAGCCGGTTGGCCTTCCAGGTCACTTCGTCGCCTACGAAGAAGTGCTCCTGCCACTGCTTGCCTTCCTGTTCCTTGAACTCTTCGAGCTTGTACCATTCTTTGAGGTCGGCATTGGTCAGGGCGACTTGCATCTCTGCCGCGTCGCCGCTGTCAATGATAGCCTCGCGCAACCCATAGGCAGCTATACGCGCAGGCCCGGCAGCCACGTCTATGCTTGCCAGCCGGTCATACACGACCGATTTGAAGTCGCTGGTATCTGTGCCGTAACTCTGCTTGACGAAGTTCCCCTGGTCGTCTGAGAAGATGCACCTTGCAGAGTCAGGCCCTGGCCCGCCCTCCGTCCGATCTGTTCCGCGTCGGGGGTAGTACGTGCGGAACTCTGGATGAAAGTCAGCATCGAATACGATGTCCCAGTCTACTTGGTGGGCGGCCGCGTACTGCTGAATGATCTCATAGATGATTGCGCCCGTTGCGTCAATTGGTACGGCAGGCGCTAGACTGGCATTTGCTTGCACGGAGAAGTCTGGCATAATGCGAGCAAGAACCGGCGGCGTAGGAGTAGTAGGAGCTGCCGGGCCAATGGTGAACCGGACGATCTCCTTGAAGTTGTCGTCAAGCGGCCCGTTCCAGTCCAGCTTGATGCCCGCTGCCATACCCACGCGCCAGCGCAGGAGGAAGGCCAGGGGAAGGAAGGCGAACTCAATCCACCGCTCTGCGTCGGCCACGGTGTCTTCGCGGTCAAGTTTGATCTGGAACCCCTCGAAGGCTTTGCGCCCGTCCCTCAATACTTGGATGAAGTGGTTTTCACGCTCTAGCAGGAATTGGGCATGAGGATCACGCTTATCAAGGGCGAACGTTAGCTCACCCTTGAACTGACCATAGAGGCTCCGAACGCCACGCATCTTGAACGTCGTGCCTAGCTCGTCCGTGGGATTCCAGGCGTTGTCAATCAGCCTGACTTGATAATCCTCCCAGCGGTGTCCCGGCCACAAGACTGGCATTAGATTGCTACCTCCGTGTACAGGCTGCCGTAATAGTCGTACGCGCTGATCGATACCTGGGCGTTGCCAGCCGTGGCGCTCAGGCGTATGGAGCTATTGCCACGCGGGAACGAGATGTACTTCGATAGGCTGGACATAGGCACGGACACGGGGTCACCGCCGCCGTTCTCATAATAGAACGCTGACCGACGCATGAGACTGTTCGGCCTGCAATCTATGCGGATTTCGTCGTCACCGTTGGGCGAAGTCCACAGCAGCTCGACCTCATCCGTGGCCGTCCTTACCTTGGGATTCTGCACCTTGCCGGTTATCACGATGTAGGGCCAGGCGGGGATCTCTCCTGAGTTGGTGTAGCTCAATGTGACCACGTTGGCGTCGTCATACTGGCCCGTTACCTCATTCATGTTCTCCGTGCGCCACCAGGGATTCGCGGCGACGTATGCTTGCCTAAACACCTTGGCGCGAACGCCCTTAACTTCCTCTTCGCTCGGAGGGCGCGGCACGCAGTCCAGGCACCGGGTATTGCCCCGCGCCGTGATGCGCTTGAAGACACCCTGGCCTAGCTCCGCGCTGTGCCAGCTATCCCACAGTCCGACGCGCCGCTCATAGTCTGTCCTGGATGATCCTGCTATGTAGACGCCGATAGAGTAGGGGCGCGGCTGATACGTGGGCGATCTGTACTGGTCGCTCAGGTAGTCGGGCGTCGGCTCGATGTAGTCCTGCTGAATAGGCCGCCGATAGCTCTGCTCAGAGTCGGCCACCACGAATATACCCACGTTGGGATAGGGCAGCGTCAACAGGTCGTCGTGGACATTGCCCGCGCCGTCCGTCCAGATGAAGTGATTGTTGCCCTCTTCATCCTCATCGAAGAAGAGTAGGTCTTGATGGAATGGCATTATACGCTCCCCGCTGCCATGCTGATACGTAGGTCTATTAGCTCGCCCTCGTTCGTGCTCACCCGTTCGCTGATCTCGCCGCTCTCAAATGTGCCCATGCCTGGGATAGTAATCATGATATTGCCGATACGGAAGGTGAAATCTTTACTCGCCGCCGTTGACGTTGCCGCCGCCCCGCCTGCTTGCATCCCCGTGGCTATTCCGGCACTAACCCCCGCCATCGTATTTGTTAGGCCCGCTTGCCCAGATTGTAGGCCCATTGCCATGCTGTTGGCTAGGTTCTGACCGAAGTCTATCCCTACCTGAGAAGGTGAACCGATGCCGAAGAACTCTAGCACACTGTTCCAAGCATTGCTAACGAGGCCCATCAGGGCGTCCTTGATTGCGCCTGGTGCCGCCTTGATTCCGTCTATGATGCCCTGGACAATGGACTTGCCGCCCTGGATGAACGCGCCGATCTTGTCAATGATTGCCGTTACCATGCTTTCTAGGGTTTCGCCGAAGAAGCCTAGTACCATATTGAGAGTGCGCTGAATGACCGTCCAGATACCCAGCATGATGTTTCCGAGAACGGCCTTGATCTCTTCCCAGGCCCCCCGCCAGTCGCCGGTTATCATTAGCATGATCGCCCGGATGATTCCCAGCACGCTATTGATGGCCGCGTCTACCAGCGTTACGATATTCTCCCAGGCCGTTGCAAGGATTTCCTGAATATACGGCCAGACGAACTCCCATAGCTCGCGTACAGCCGTCATCACGGTATCAATAGTCTGCTGGATAAGCGGCATGTTTTCAGTCACCCAGGCCACGACGTAGGCGAAGTGCTCCGTTACAAGAGCCGTAATAGTTGCGCCCAGGCCCTTTACCGTCTCAATGGTCTGTGCAATACCGCCCTGGCTCTCAACAAACTTGGCAACCAGAAGCCCGATGCCTGCCACTACTAGCCCTATTGGAGAGATAAGCGCACCGATTGCCGTTGCCAGAATCCCAGCGATGGTTACTATTGGCCCGATTGCTGCGAAGAGAAGGCCGCCCATGAGTATTAGCTTTTGGCCGCCCTCATCCATCTCTGAGAAGCGAGTGATAATAGGCCTGATCCAGGCTACTACGTCCTGGAGAATGGGTAGTATGATTTCGCCGAATGTGATACCCAGGTCAACGAGGGTATTCTTGAGGATGCCCAGCCGTGACTCAGTTGTGGCGTATCGCTGTTCGGCCTCCTTGGTTAGTGCGATGTTCTCTTTCCAGCCCTGACCGGCTATGCCTAGCGCCTCAGAGACAAGCGGCCCGGCTCCAGCTAGACGCAGAAGGGTATCACGCACGCGCACACTATCAAGGCTCAGGTCTTCCAGAATGCCCAGGACGTTGCCGCCCTCATCCTGAATATCGCCCAGCCCCTCCACGAATGCTTGCATGGCGGCGCTTGCGTCTACCTCGAACAACTCTGAGAAATCATCTATGCTCAGACCGGCGGTTTCCGCAAACCCCTCAAGTTCCTCGCTGCCGCCCGCAACCGCTGCTGCTATGTCTGCAAACACGCGGGAGATGGCCGTGCCACCAGCCTCAGCCCGGATGCCTACGCTAGACATAGCCGCGCCCCAGCCCAAGATTTGCGGCTCCGTCAAGCCCACCACGGCCCCGACGCCAGCGATACGCATTGCCATGTCTACAAGTTCGCCCTCGGTCGTGGCTAGGTTGTTGCCCAACTCTACAATAGTTGAACCAAGGCGGTCTATGTCATCCATCGGCATACCCACGATATTGGCAAAGCGGGCAAAGTCAGAGGCGGCCCCCTCTAGCGTGAGGTTGGTTGTTACGCCGATGTCGGCGATAGTACGGGTAAACTCTAGTATGTCCTCTTTGGGTACGCCCAACTGACCAGCAATCTCACCGATACCGGCAAGCTCCCCAGCGGCAAGCGGGATCTCCCCGGCAAGGTCTCGGAAGCCAGCATTGAGTTCTTTTCCTGCCTCCGTCAATTCGCCTGTGGAGTCTATCAGCCCATCGGTCGTCTTGATAACCCCGGCAAAGGCGCTCTCGTAGTCAATAGCAGCTTTGGCCGCCGCCGTTGCCAGGCCAACGATAGGCAGGGTTACGCCAGCGGTGAGCTTCGCGCCTAGCCCCAGCAGACTCTTGCCAATGTTCTTGAATCCGCTGGAGACGCTTCTCAGCGCCTTCTTTGTATCATCCCTGCCCGTGATGATAATCCGGACTTTCTTATCCGCCATGTTCTGCCTCAACCGCTAGACATTGCAAATCCTGCCATATATCACGCACGCTTTCTTGTTTCAACTCAGACGGGCGACAGTGATATACATCCCGACATAGCTGCAACCGTATCATCGCCCATGGGGGCTCTCCATCTGTGATGTGATACGCTAGGAGAGCCCGTCCGAGTTTGGGTCTTCACGAAGAGCCTTGAGCTGCGCCATTAGCTCACTACGTATTTCGCTTAACCTCGAAAGAGGCAAGGTTCGAATGTCAACGTTAGTAATCGCCTTGTCAAGCAAATCTATCACCACGCTAGTCGTCTTCGGATTCTCTAGCGTCTCAATGTCGCCGATCAGCAGCTGATCCAGGTCAAGCACAAGCTCAAGCGACCCGGTCGCCTTCTCAGCCTTCTTAGTCATGATCTACTCCTATTCGATTATGGTTATGTTGCCTGCGGGCCCCAACTTGACAGCGTTCCCGTCCACGGCACGTCCTTGATTACGATGTCGCCGCTGGTCGCGTCTACCATCGGAACAACTGGGCCAGTGATGAAGATGCTGAAGATCCACTCCCAGTTCCCAGCGCCAGCACCAGCGGGCCGATGTCGGACGCAGATGCGCGTCTGATTCTCGTAGAACCCCTGGAGCAGGTCTGCGGCCTCGGCGTCTACCTCGGTATAGATCGCCGTGATCGTGCCCGTATACGGCTCGATCCTGCCAAGGGCGACAAGCGCCTGATAGCCCTCAAACGAGTGAGTCGTGCCTACCATGTGCTCCCCGCCAGTCGGGTCGAACTTGTTGGAGCTACCGCTGATGTCCGTGTAGTTCAGGCAGTCAGCGGCGACCTCAAGCGTAGAGTGCTTGCTGGTCATGTGTCCTGCGGTCTGTGTCATTCTAACCTCCCTTATACTATCCTCCGGCGGAGATTTCCGCCACTGCTACCCAATACGATATTCCTGCTACTTCCATATTTGCTACCCTGACCGAAACAGTCGGCCAGGTTGAACCCACGTCTGCCTTCGTGAACGTCTTGGTGATGTGATCTACCAGCGTACACGTTTTGGTAAAGTTATCCTCTGGCATACCCTGAACCACGGGCATGAAGGCTATGATAACCTCAACCGTCATATCTGCTTCCCCGTGCGAGTTCGCTCCCTGTACGCAGAAGGCGAATCGCTCCCGCGTCGTGCGTGGTATACGTAGGAACTTAGCGGGTAGGTCAGCCGTGTTCAGTGATGCCGGCGGCTCCATGCCGAAGTCGTGTACCACCGTGGGCACTGCTTCGGCTGCGCAACCCTGAACGAATGTGAGAAAGTCTACTGTCGGCATGATTTACCTCAATGGCCTGTGAAAGTTGATGAAGTCGGCCACATACTTCGGGATCCCCTGCGGTATGACCAGCACCCCGCCGTCAAGGAAGGCGGTCGTGTCGAAGACTTGGCTATCCTTCTGCTTGTAGAGGAACGCTGTGAGGCGTTTCACCGCCTGCTCCGTGTACTGATTCGGCTCCATTGACCAGCCCCACCACGCCTTAACGTGGATGCACTGAATGGGCGTTGTGTCATATGTGAACACGGCGTCATTGATTAGCAGTATCTCATAGGCGGGCCGCCTGTCGTTGCCTGTGCCACGGTTAGCCGGTTTATAGCGGAAGTCGCTGGCCGGTATCTCCACGCCGTCGCCGTTGGCAAGGGTGAGAACTTTCTGTAGGTCACCGTCTAAGAAGAGGCTGTATGGGTCGTCGTCCGGGTAGTCATACACCTGCGTATACTTCTGGGCCTTGAACAGACGGCCCGTCCAGCTCTCTAGCTGATTCTCGGCGCTGTCTATGAACTGCTCTAGCAAATGGTCGTCAGTGTCAAGCCCTATCGTTTTCAGGTATTCCTTCACCCTGACTATGAACTCCGCGCTCCACATGTACCACCTCCGGTCGCCTAAACGCTATCACGCTGCCCGCCCTGCCCAGTTTCTCCCAGCCCTCGCGCTTTACCCATGCGTCTACATGCTTGCCGATGACGAAGCCCCGATCCTCATACGTCTTGTAATCGTGGAAGGCGATGATCCCGCCGGGCATGATTCGCGGGGCGTAGGCTGCGAGGTCTTTCGGGAATCTGTCTTCCGTGTGGCCCGCGTCGATGAAGGCGAAGGCAAATCCGAATTGTACTCCAGGGATTCGAGCAGGCGCTTCCCAGCTATCACAGATCATCACCTCTATGTCAATGCCACAGCGCGCTATGTTCTCCCGCATCAATCGCCTATCCTTGTAATCTACAGCTATGATTCGACCATGCGCTATCCGTGCATGTGCCCAGGCAATCAGGCTCCCGCCGTTCAACACACCAGCCTCCACGCTTAGGCCATTCGGTGCTTGTGATGCCAGATCGTACAGGAAGTAAGCCTCCTCACGCCGCGTCTTTACCCGGCCCTGAATGGACTGGCCTTTGCGCACAGCATATTCACGTCTGGCCTTCTTGCTGCGAGACTGTATCCACTTCTTCGCCCAGCACCGGAACAGCACGCGCCTTCCATTGTCCTTTAGGTAGCCCATCCACTCAACGTCGGCAAAGAGTTTGAGCAGCGCCGCGTGGTACTTGGGCTTGCTGTCTCCATGATGCCCCTCCACGTACATGATGCCGTTAGGCTTGCACAGATTGCGCCACCATTTAGCAATCCAGCCCAGCCGCTTGGTTCCCTTGGTATCGGTCACGGAGAGGAAGAGCACAACGTCGAACTTCTTGATGCCCGACCGCTTGACGATCTGCCCGCGCTCACTGGGTAGCTCAAGATGGTAGTAGTCGCAGTTCCAGTATCCCAACCAATTGCTGATATGATAGCTGGCCTCTGCGTACTTGTGATCGACTCCTACCGCCCGAACCGCGCCCAAGTCCATTGCTATCCTAACGAACCCACCCGCGTTGCAGCCCACGTCTAGGAGCGTCTTACCTTTCAGCTTGCAGTCCTTGAGCCGCATCTGTTTGGCGCGATAGGCCATGTCACGGCGTCCAGGGAGGTCTAGCCACGGCTGATCCTGGTAGCTCATCTTCTTTGCCCTGTTTGACCCCAGCGGGTACTTCTTAATCTGGTCTGAGATGAACTGGACATACACCTTAGGCTTACGGAAGTAGAACCGCCCAAAGTCTATGAAGAAGCGCCCCAGCCACTTGTTGCTATCGTTGACGTACTCGAACGCCCCCTGCTTGTCAGATGCAAAGCGCGACTTCTTGACGCCCATCTTGAACTTGGCGCACAGCTGGGCGGCCTTCGTCTTCTGGTGCTTGCCGCTATCTGGCAGTACGTAGTCTGTCACCTGCGCGAACCTCAGCCCATTGATGAGCACCAGGCCATACACGCGAGGGGATATGCCCGCCCGTGCGAATACGTTCTGAATCTGCGTCGCCTCTACCAGGCCGGTGTGCTGCCAGCGGAACGACGCCGGGTCTTTGAGTTCGTCCTGCGTTGGAGACTTCGAGAACACCTTGAGGCATAAGCCCTTGCGCCCGTATAGCTTTTCCAGGATAGCCCCTAGCTCGTCGCTCTTGGCGATGTAGCAATGCGTGCCGAAATGCTTGTGCTCAGGCGTCGTCGGCACCTGGGCCAGCAAGTCGGTGTGTATGTCAATCGCTCTCACTAGCTTCTTCTTCTTCATGCCGTGTACCTCCCAGTGAACTTTACCAAAGTCGATGAACCACTTGCCTACCCATGCCCCCGATGATTCCATAGTGTCAACGCGGGCTCCATATCTGCCCGCCCTATTCCGTCTCAGGAACTGCCACAGCTTCTGGGGCCGCCGTATCCCCCTTGGCTTGACCAGCACCGTTACTTGTGCCAGCCGCGTCCCGTTTAGCAGCACCACGTCCAGCACCGGCGGCGAGAAGCCCTGTGCCGCGCATAGGTTCTGTATCTCCGTCGCCTCCAGAATCGGCACCCTCTGCCACTCGTAGTCCTCTGGGGCTTGGTGCCACATCAGGCGCGTGAATACCTTCAGGCAAAGGCCGGTCTGCCCATACTCCTGTTGCAGTATCTTCTCCAGCTTCCGGTTCCACACTATCGAGCAAAACCGCCCCTTCTGTGGCGTCGGCTGTACCTTCGTTAGCAAAGTCTTCGAGATGTTCAGCGAGCCGATCCTTGTAACAGTGAAACAGGGGACGCTTTCCGTCGTCTGTGACATAGCCTACTTTCTCCACGCGGGCAAAGTCCTTCTCCAAGTCTGCCAGGTATGTCTTGTGCGTTGTCTTGTCGTCTCCCTCGAAGATGAGTAGCTCCCGTGTGAGCTTGCCTATCCAAGGCTGATACCCGCCCTCCATGTGGGGCGTTATCGCCATGCAGATGACAATATCGAAAGCGGCCTGGCCCGTGGCTTTCCTGATCTGCTTCCAGTGGTAGGGCAATTCAGCCTTGACGAACTCAATACGCCAATAGGTAGGAGAGGTCCAGCTATTCACCTGCGTCCAGAGGCCGATACGCCGGTCATCCACGCCTACCACGCGGGAAGCGCCCCTATCCACGGCCTCCTGACACCAGCGCCCGACGTTGCAGCCGAGGTCGAGAACGCTCTTGCCCACGAAGTCCAGCCCCTTTAGCTTCATCTGTTTTGCACGGAGCTTGTGGTCACGCTGTCCAGGGATGCCCAATTCTGGCACGCCTTGATAACCGAGTGATCCCCCCCTGCGGTGCTGGATTCGCTTTCTCAGGAAGTTCTCATACCACTTCGGGTCTCGGAAGTAGTAGCCGCCGAAGTCAACCATCTTGTCACCTTGCCAGCGGCCTGAGAATGATACGCCATGAATAGCCGCCCGCGCATCGTCTCGTTTGCTGCGGAGGCCCAGCTTATACTTGCGTACCACCTTGCGGGCCTTGCCAGTATCGGCCTCTCCGTGTGGCGTGAACGGCTCTATGTCCTTCTTCCAGCCGTCACTGCTGGCAATGAGAGCACGGAGGCGGGGAGCTAGGCCATGCAGGGCAAATAGATTCTGCACAATACCCTCTTCGGTCATGCTATCCCGCTTAATCATGCCCTCTCCCCCTCTGCCCATGAAACATGCCAATAGCGCTCGCCGCCAAATCTGCCATAATCAGCCCATTCCTGTTGAATTGTTGCCCATTCTAGCCAGCGCGTTTCTTTTGCCCCCCGGCCACTCTTCGATACTGGCAGGGTCAGGGGAAAGAATAGAAACATCCTCTTATACCGTGGCGTTATCCTGCGCCTCTTCATGCCTTCATCGCCTCCTCTTTGGCCTTCTGTTTCTCTTCCCATGCCTGCTCCGCTTTCCGTTTCGCCAGGTGGTCGGCTGTGCGGTTGCGGTCAATGTGTCTGAGCATCTTACGGATGGCCTGCCCCTTGGTGAGTGCGTCGCTATCAATCACCATGTTCGCCCATCCATCAGGCGGCTTGTCATAATGGGGCAGCTTCTTCTCTTTGAGATCGCGCTGGACGTACACCCAGTAGGGATGGCAAATCTTGTCAATGCCCTCTCGGATGTGGTGTGGTGACGTGACGATGGAGACGAAGACCATGTTGCCCTGGCTGGCAATCTGCCGCGCCAGGTATGCAAGCTGCTTCGAGAATTGCACGTGGTCAAGCGCAGGGTTCATCTTCGCCCAGACTGAGCGCCACATGTCAGCGTCATCCATTAGCACGCTACACGGGTACGCCAGCTTTGCGGCCCGCGCTATGGTGGACTTCCCCGCCCCACATCGTCCCGTGAACCAGTAGATTCTACCCGGCCAGATGATTGACCGCTTACGCCCCATCGTTTCCTCCCACTGTTCGTCATCCAGAATCTTCCGCATCTTGGCACAGATGCCGCTCTTGGATTCGTCGTTGTAATACTTGTTTAGCACTTGCCACTTGTGCGGCTCGTAGAACTCGTAATCTCTCCCGTAATCCGTGGAGGGGTCCCACAGGTCATACGTCTCCCAGGCTATCTTCCAGCGGTGCGTTGGGTCACGCCATGACCGCTTATGCTTCCACGAGGGCAGCTTGATGTTCAGCACGCCGCCGGGTCGCATGATTCGCCAGCACTCGGCCATGATCTCCACGAGGTCGGGCCTCAGATGCTCGAATACTGACCACGCCTCGATCCGGTCGAATGACTCATCTGTGAAGGGCCAGGGTATATCGTTCAAATCGTGTACCACGCTTATCTCTGGCCGGTGCTTCGTCCGGTCGTGGTGTATGGCGTGAGGTACAAGGCGATTACCCGCGCCCAGGTTCAGCTTGATTTCATACACGCTGCCTGTACTCCTCCCATAATGCTGCCGCCGGGTGTGGCGGCTTGCTCTCTGATCGCGTCCTGGCCGCCGTCGGGAAGTGTAGCACCACCTCGCCGCGTTGCGTATCTCCCCGATGTATGAAGCAGTTCCACTCAGTTCCCAGCCATAGCGCCGTTACCGGTGAGGCCCAGAGCGCCCGTATCATAGCGGGCTGGTCACGCCTGCCGTACCGCTCCCACTCTTTGGCCCATGCCTTGTGAAACGCATCTGTTCTCTCGTTGCGACTCCATGCCCACACCCCGCCCATAGGCTGATGCCAGAAGCGGCCCCCTATCGCCTCAGCGGTGAATACGTTCTCTTCGTCATAGTGTGGCCGCTGGTTGTCGCCTACTGAGCGCCCCCAGTCCGGCCCCAGCGTCATCACCATGTCCCATCCGTCCTCTAGGAATTGGAAGAACGGCTCCAGGCTATCAATCACGAGCGTGTCAGCATCTAGCCAGAGTACGTAGCGCCACTCCTGCGGCACGAATCGGTCAATGTTGACCTTGTAGTATCGCCCGCCCCACGTTGGCGCACGCTCGATGGTCAGATCGGCCTCTGGTAGCTCTCTGTCAGCGATCACGCACACCGGGACACAGGGCGCATGTTTGCGGATCGTGCGTATCAGTTCAACCGCACATCGCCGGGCCGGTTCTCCGAATGCTACCGTTACGATACCTCTCACTGCAATTCCTCCTGGCCTATCTTATCTCTCCCCGGAGCCGCATCTCTTGTCCTCGTTGCTCAAATGTCGCCGCTTCTACCACTAGTCCGGCAAGAAAGCCTTCGCGCCCAACAAGATGCTCCTTCCATTCAGCATCTTTGCCAGTATAACTTTCGGCGCTTTCCTTAGCCACTAGGCCTTGCAAGGTAAGAATGTGCCCTTGTACCGAAGCCTTGTGCGCTTCCCATGATAGGGTGCGCTCAGTCACCACTAGCCGCTCAATATCTACCAACATCATCCCACCCCTCTCATAGCTTCGCCTTCCACTTTCGCCACTCCCTGCGCCCGCTGTGATTCTTGCTACCCCACGCCCGCGCCGCTGTCGCAAAGTGCATGATACCGGCGCTCTTCTTCGGGTCGTCCACGTGAACGAATAGGTTCCACTCCGTGCCCAGCGTGTGTATCCTGAGCGGTGCTTTCCAGAACGCTCTCATCATGGCCTGCTGATCGCGCCATGCGTAGCGCTCCCACTCTGTGACGAACGCCTTGAAAAAAGCCTCTGTCGCCGCGCATCGCCTGAAAGCCCATACGCCCCCAGCCCACTGTAGCCATTGATTGCTGCCTAGTTTCTTGTCAGTGTAGACGTTCTCTTTCGTGTACTTCCCCCGCTGTGCGTCTACTATCAGCGGGCGCTTCGGCGGGCTCAGTGTGCATACCATGTCCCACCCGTCGGCTAGGCATTTGAATATCGGCGAGAGTTTGCCACAACAGAGCGTGTCAGCGTCCAGGTACAGGATATAATCCCACTCTGCGGGCGCGTACTCGTATATCCGTATCTTCTGCGTTCGTGCCCGTGGCTCTACCTGCGGCAATTCTACTAGAACATCCTCTTCGCCTAGCGCCTTGTCGCTCACCAGGCAGATCGGTAGCCCCGCGTTGCGCTTGTGTACCGTGCGCATCAATTCGGCTGCGCAATCCCTGGCCCGCTTGCCGTATGCCACGATGTAGACGCCGGACTTGTTATACTTCATAGTTTCGCTATCGCCTTGCGCCAGTCCTTCGCCCATCGCTTCGGTGTCATCCCCTCTACATATCCCCGCATGATTGCAGGCTCAGGATTCTCTAGGATCGCCAGTTGTATAGCTGCTTCCATATCCGGGTAGCTGCCCGGTTCGTATCTGTAGATCCCCGGCCCCGTGGGGAGGTCGTCTACCGCCCCTACGCCTTCGGGCACTACCACCGGCCTACCACATGCCAGCGCTTCGAGCATCGTCACCGGCCCGCCTTCGATCAGCGAAGTACACAGAAATACGTCTAAACCATGATAGTACTCTTGCAATTGCTTCCATTGATACCACCTCGTTTTGATAGGCCAGCCCCGTCCGGACGCCTTGATGTTCCACTCTGGATTCTGCCTGCTCAATAGGACGGTCAGCCCCTGCCCCTTGCGCCCGCCTGGGTATACGATGCCTGATACTCCGATGGTAGGCCGACTGTTGCGGGGCCGCCCCTTCATCCGGAACTTCTTCAGCTCCACCGGGTGCGGTATCAGTGCCGTCTTGCCGGTCTTCTTGAGCATCTTCACATACTTGCTGCTGGGCGTCACTCTCAATGTGAGCACCTTGCACGCCTGGGGCCATGCTTTGCTCCGGCACTTGTCGCCCGGCTCAAAGTGTGTCATCCAGGCCGCCGTCTTCGTCTTGTGCTTCTTGTGGAAGTCCTCGTTGAACCGCAACTCTAGGTACGGGATGTATATGTTAACGTCTGCGCTGCTTAGTGGCTTGCGTCCCGCTGACCATCCGTTGTACTCTACCAGGTGTCGGGCCAGCCGCGCCAGAATCCAGTCAGATTTGTGCTCTGGTACGACGACGTGAACTCTCATCGCGTTTATCCCTCTTCTCCTCGATGCGCTTCATGCGCACGCCCTGCTCAATGAGGCGCACGGCTTCATCGTATTCACAGCCGGACGCCATTAGCTCCTTAACTAGCCGCTTCTGCTTTTCGTTCATCTGTAGCCGCCTTCACTCGCTCAAAGCGTATCTCTGTGTCAACTACCACGAGCATCTTGAATGGAGTGTCCTCATCTGTAAGCCAGATATTGAGGTCTTTCATTGTCGAGTCAAGCCGCTCCCACTCATGAATAGGTATAGGTCTGCGTGGCTCTGCAATGATGAGATATCGCCCGCCACGTTCAACTGGTATACTGCGCAGTTTCGTCTCTTTTTCTGCCCTCTCCTTCAATGCTATCTCGATCTCACTAAATATCTTCTCATACGCTTTCTCTATCTCAGGCCAATCCTTCATTGTCAACATCATCTCCTCCTCGCTGCTCCATACCTATGCTCAATGAGGCTTCCCCCGTTCCACTCGTTGCTCAGTAGCCACAGTCTGAGCGGCGTCCTGTGTAGCGCCCTCAGTAGCGCCGCCTGATCCTGGCCCTTCCACCGTTCCCACTCTTCGCGCCATGCCTGGAAGAAGGCCCGCGTCCGTTCGTTCTTGCGCCAGAACATCATGCCGCCTTGTAGCTGTAGCAGGTGACGGCCTAGCTCTGCGTAGGTGGCCTCCCGCTCTTCTTCGCTGACATGCCAAAGGATTCCATCGCCTTGGACGGTACTGGGGGCCATGGCCACGTCCCAATCCTGTAGGAGGGTGAATCCAGCAGAGACGTTCCCATGTATCCTGGTATCGGCGTCCAGGTAAAGCGTGTGTGCGTAGGGGGTGAGCCGATCAAGGTTGCACTTGGCCCACCGTCCCATTGAGTTATGCCCGTCAAACTCCACATGCTCCGCTCCCTGTACTCTCTCGCCTATCACCGTCACCGGCAGATCGTTGTGTTGCCTCAGCGTGGCTATGCTGTAGCCTGCTTCCTTGACGGCCCGCCAGCCGTAAGCGATGTAGACTACTCCGCAATCAATACCTATTCGGTGGGTCGTCATTAGAAACCAGGCTCCACAGCCAAGCCCCAATCCCTAGCCCGACGGCAACTAATAATATCACAAGCCCAGGCGATGCGTTTATCAAGACTTCATTCCAGTCCATCTACCCCCCACCCTTCTTCTTCACCCAGATCGTCGGCAGCGGCAATATGATCGGCTTCACCTTGTACAGCGCCCGCATGAAGGCCAGCCGGTTGTCGAATCCCTCGTGACTCATCTCCGTAATCCACTGCGACATAAGCGCCTCTGTGCGCTCGTTGCGCTGCACGAACATGAGGCCAGGGTTGTAGACTGGCACGCGGAGGTCGTGTATCACGGCTTTCGTCCTGGCCCGCTCTTCCTTCGTGCCGCAGTCCCTCGCCAGCTTGTGGTAGCTGTAGATCGGCACGGCTATCTCCCAGCCCGTCTTCGCCACCGTCTTGAGTGCCACGGTTATGAGTGTGCCCTGTGGCCGAATCCGTGGGTCCCACAGAATAGTATAGGCGAACGGTAGGCCAGGCCCCCCGGCGGCTGTCTCTAGCTCTAGCGCCGTGGCCCACTTCGGTATGCGCCCCCCGCCTAGCAAGAGGATGCCGGTTTCCTGCGGCAACTCTGCTGCGACCTTCCTCAGATCCACAGCCTTCTTCTGCTTGATCAGCTTGGCGCAAATCTCTTTATTCTTGATGAACACGGTTTCGCCAGCATAGTGCAGGATGTACCGCCCCCGCTTATCGTGTAGCCGCTGGTATGTTAGTAGCTGTAACCACATAGATTAGGTCTCCGTGTGGGGCGGCATTGCTACCGCCCCACGTTGCTAGATTGATGCCTCTCTGTTACGGAACCACCTCAGTCCACGGTGCCTGACTCACTGGTGCATAGCGTGGTATGTTGCCCAGCACCATTGCGGCGAAGTTGGCGGTTGCGGTGCCAACTCGGATTCGTAGGCTCACGTGGTCGAAGTTGTTGGCCGCGTCCATCTCTTCGGTGCGGAGATTGATCGCCAGGGCGTCATTGCCATCGCCACCTGCTGCTGTCAACTGCGTGATGGCTTTGGCCGTGATGACCTTTGCGCCGGTGCCCGCTGCGTCTGTAGCCTCCATGAGCGTCGCGTCCACGGTGCCGGTGGCTGTGATGTCGCCGACGCTGATGATCGCCAGCAGTTTGTGGTGTACGGCCATGCTGAAGTACGGCGTCCGGTAGGTTCCCCCCGCTGCGCCGAGGTCAGCATGGATTACAGCCAGAAGCTGCATTCGTTCGGTATCCAACTCAGTGTATCCCATTCTTGTTACCTCCTATGTCTGATTAGTGGGCTGGGGCGATCCCCGGCCCACTAGGTTGCTTATGTGGCCGCTGCGCCCAACTCGACGAACGGGCTGATCTGGTTCTGGCCGTCTTTTGCGAACACTGGCGCAGGCAACTTCTCCTGGCCGTCTAGTCGCATGACGCATTTGTACACGATCTGGTTATGCAAGAAGCGCACATGCTCAGACGTTGCGACGGTCACGCCCTGACGCCGCCCGATGTAGTACCACTTGGGGTTCATCAGGATGATGTCACCCTGGGCTCCGAGCGTCGGGGTCTTCTCCGTCCAGCGTACTGGCAAGCCGAAGATGGTGCTAGGCTGTCCTTCTCTGGCGTTAGGCTGCCAGATGTAGTTCCCAGCCGGGTCTTGAATCTGCATGATCTCTTGCATACAGAACTGATTGATCACCCAGAACGCGCCCCCACGGGCCTGCGGCATGAAGTGCATAAACATATTGGTCAGATCGGCGTACAGGATGCGGAGAACGGTGTCGCGGGCTAGTACGAGCGTACCCGGTGCGGTCACGATTCCCTGGGGCATACCTGCGCCAGTACCATCAAGGAATGACTCGTCCGTGTAGTACATGAGGCCATCACGGAAGATCCCCTTGATAAGCGGGTCAAGACTTACCGCGCTATCCTGTAGCAATGCCTCTTTCACCGGAATCCAGGCGCTGATCTCGTGCGCCACTAGCTCGATCTGACTGAACTCGATATCGGTCTCACTCTTGAGCGTACCTGTCTCTGTCCAGTAGAAGAACGCCCCGCCGAAACAATTGGTGCGCCCGGCGGTTGATCCGGTCGTCGCTATTCCAGGCACCTCCACGCTACGACTTGACATGGGGATTACGTCGCCAGTCGGCCAGACGATCTCCGTCTCTGGGTCAATGCGTATTAGTTCGGGGAGGTACTGAGTCGGGACAAGGAACCCACCTGAAGCGCCGGTCTGGTCTCCTAGCACCTTGGTTCCGTCTACCTGCTCGTACTCCTCGAACGTGCTGCCCATTGCCTTGAGAGCGCCGCGATCTTTTCTTCCTACTGCAAGAAGAAAGTCGCCGAAAGTCGCCTGTCCCTTCACCGTCGCCGGTTCGCTACCTGCATACAGCCCTGGCTCCTGCGCCCCAGTCCTTGCCGTGAACGCCTTTGCCATCTTGTCCATCGTCGCCTCGAACCCCTTGACGACCGCCTGCAATGCTCGCGCATCCGGCGTCATCTTGGCGTCCGTGATGAACGTGTCCACATCTTCGGCCTTGATAGATGCGAAAAGCGGGTCGCCTGCTCGTTCGGTCTTCTGAGTCTCTTCGTCAAGCACGAACTTGTAGGCGTAGTGTGTTGCGCCTATCTGAATCCTTCTAATATCGAACATAGTTTTACCTCCCTTGCGTTTTGCTTTCGGTTTCGGTGGCTTTGTCGCCTTCGTCGCAGTGCTGGCCGGCGGCGTCTGTACGTCACCCTGTGGCTCTTGCACTCCTAGCGGCTCGTGCTCCATCGCCTTATATGCCTTCAGAGTCAGCACCTGCGTGCTAGGCTCTGCCGGTGTCGGTGTCAAGCTGGCGTCCAATCGTAGCGGCCAGCGGGTGATATGCGTTCCCTTGCCTTCCGGTTCGCGCTCTATGAGATGCGTGGCTGTCCCGCTAGAGAAGCCCATCTTGCCCTGCTCAGACATACGGTAAATGGCCTGTTCGTAGCCATCCCGTAGGTCTAGCTGGCCTTCTAGCCATACGCCCACTTCGTCAATCTTCAGCGCCCCTTCGCCGATCTTGCGCCGTCCGAGCATCTTTTCCTGGCCGTGGTGGTAGTAGATTGACGTGCGCTCACCCGCCTTGATGTCGTAGTCCGTGCGGGCGTCAAAGAACTCGCCCTCCAGGTCTAGGTGCTCGGCGTCCGTGAAGCGCACAAGATAGCCCTGTATGCGTCCCTCTCCCAGCGCCTTGACTGCCCCGCCATAGGCTATGAGCATGTCATCGTTAAGGTTCGTCTCAGGTGGCATGTTACCTCCTATTCATTACCGTACTCAAGCACCGGGTATCCGTGTACGCCGATGAAGAAGGATATCGTGTCCAGGTTCGTGAAGTTCCATACCTGACACCACACATACACCAGGGG